GAGATGCAAGTTACACAGGAACAGGAATTGTTACTGGTATGAGTATTAATAACTCAATGGACGCAATCGTTTCAAGAACTGTTACTTTTCAAGGAACTGGTGCATTAACTGTAGGTACTGTATAATCTTAATTTATGTCAGTATTAGATCATGCTCGTTCTCATTTTGAGAATATTGGTGTTCAATCTATAGAAGTTCCTGAATGGAAAGATGAACATGGGAAACCAAGTATTATTTATTGGAATCCTATAAATCTTTACGAAAAAAATATTCTTTTTAAGAAATCTGGTAATATGTCAGAAGTAAGTATTCTTGCAGATATTCTTTTAATGAAAGCCTTAGATAAAGATGGTAATAAAATATTTAAACCAGAAGATAAATTAGTTTTAATGCATAAAGTTGATTCTGATGTTTTATCAAAAGTTGCAAATGCTATGGTTTTAAATATCACTCCTGAAGAAGTAAAAAAAAACTAAACTCCACACCTGAATTAAAAAATTTACTTATTGTTGCTGATAGGTTAAAAATAACTTTATCTGAACTTTTAAAAATGGAAGTTTGGGAGTATAATCATTGGCTAGGTTATATGATGATTGAACAAGACCAACATGAATCAGCTATGAGGAAAGCAAAACACAGGTAATGGCACAAAATCTAAAAATAAATATACTTGCACAAGATAAAACTAAACAAGCCTTTAATGGTATTAGAGGTAGATTAGATAAATTAAAAAGTGCAGTATTTTCAGTTAAAGGTGCATTAGTAGGTATTGGTGCTGGTGTTGTTGTAAAATCATTTATTGATACAGGACGAAGTATTGAAGATTTATCAGTAAGATTAAAACAATTATTTGGTAGTACACAAGAGGGTGCAAAAGCATTTGATGTAATGTCTAAATTTGCATCTAAAGTTCCTTTTTCACTAGAGCAAATTCAAGCATCAGCTGGAAATCTTGCAGTTGTTTCAGGAGATGCAGATAGACTTGGTAAAATATTAGAGATAACAGGAAATGTTGCATCTGTTACAGGAATAGATTTTCAAACTGCTGGAGAACAAATACAAAGAGCATTTAGTTCAGGTATAGCTTCTGCTGATATTTTTAGAGAAAAAGGTGTTAGAGATATGCTTGGTTTTAAAGCTGGTGCAACTGTAACAGCAGAAGAAACTATAAAAGCATTTGAAAGAGTGTTTGGTAAAGATGGTAAATTTGGTGGTGCAACAGATGAACTTGCTAATACTTTTACAGGAACATTATCAATGCTTGGCGATAAACTTTTTAATTTTAAAAAGAATGTTGCTAATGCAGAATTTTTTAGTGCATTAAAAGGAGAGTTTAAAGATTTAAATAAATTTATTGAAGAAAACGCAGATGCTTTTGAAACAATATCAGAAGTTATTGGTTCAGTATTAACGGGTGCTGTTAAATTATTTTCAATATCAATTAAAGGTATTGCAAATGCTGTAGAGGGTGTTCGTGATGCCTATGAGGGATTATTGAACTTACTTAATAAAATACCAGGTATTGATATTCAATTTATTAGCAAACAACAAAGACAAATACTAAGAGAATTAAGATCATATGAAGATAGCATTATGCGTATTGCTAAATCACAAGAAACAGTAAATGTTACATTAGCAAAAGGAACAAAAGAAATTAAAAAACAAAAACATGAATATAAAAATATACATCAAGCACATATACAATTTAAAAAACAAGTAGAAGCACAAAATTCTTTACAGATGGAAATATTAGATAAAGTACAAAAACAGAATAAAGAATTTAGTTTATCGAATGAAATATTTGATGGTATAAAATCTGCAACAAGTTCATTTTCAAGATCATTAGCAGAAGCATTAGTGTTAGGAAAAAGTATAAATGTTTCTATGAGAGAATTAGCACAATCTTTATTAGTTGAAATTGTTGCTAAGACTATTGAAAGAATTGCACTTAAAGGAATAGAAAAAATATTAGATGAAACTTTATTTAAAAAAGAAGAAGATAAATTAACTTCTATGAAAAAACAAGAATCATCACTAAAAAGACAAATTGCTTTACAATTAATTTTAAGTGCTATTGGTGGTGGTGGTGGTGGTTTTCCAGGATTTGCTAATGGTGGTGCAGTATCTAAAGGTCAACCAATCGTAGTTGGAGAACAAGGTGCTGAATTATTTATACCAAATTCAACAGGCCAAATTACACAATCAGCTAGAGGCACAGGAAATGGTGGTGCTACAACAGTTAATTTTAATATAAACACAGTAGATGCTTCTGGCTTTGAAGAATTACTTGTAAGATCAAGAGGAACTATTACACAATTAATTAATAACGCAGTTAATGAAAGAGGGAGTAAAAACTTAATCTAATGTCAGGTGCTTTTCCAATATCTACTGCTAAGTTTGAATCTTTAGGAATAAAGTCTATTCAAAATACTATTATCTCAAAAACTGTATCGGGTAAGAAACTTGCTAGACAAATAGATGGTCAAAGATGGGGATTTACTGCTAGAGTAATTACAGCAAAAAGAAGTGATGTTTATGGCGATCTTATGGCCTTTATAGTTAAACAAAGATCAGGCAAAGAAAACTTTACTATAATCCCACCAGAAGTAGAAGATGCTAGAGGTACTGCATCAGGTACTCCTCATGGAACAGCAAGTGCTGGAGATACATCTATAACATTAGGTGGTACAGGAACAGGAACTTTAAAAGCTGGAGATATGATTAAATTTGCTAATCATTCTAAAGTTTATATGGTCGTTGCAGATCAATCAGATATTTCTACAGGAACTCTAACTATTGAGCCACCTTTAACTACAGCAGTTTCTTCATCAGATATAACTTATGATAATGTTGCATTTACAGTTCACTTAACAAATGATGTTCAAGAGTTTGGTGTAGCTGGTGCAGATAAAGATGGTAATGCTTTATATCAATTTGAATTTGATGTAGAAGAAGCACTTTAATGAAAAAATATAAAATAACCCACAAGATAACTGCCGATTTTATTGCCGAAGTTATTGTGAATGAAGATCAAATAGATGCTAGTATTAACGATCTTAAAGAATACAAGAAACCTAATAGCAAATTTGAATATACTATGTTAAAAGGTACAGAAAGTGTAACTCAAACTAACTACGAATTATATGACGAGAAGCCTGACAACAGCAGTAAAGAACGAAATAGCGACAAATGATATACGACCAATACACCTTATCACTATTGGTTTTAATACCCCTATTAATATTACTGATTGTTCTTTTCCTTTAACATCATCAATATCAGGTTCATCAGTTACTTATTCAGCATCAGATCATTTATTAGGTATATCTGACTTTTCTGAACAAACAGATGTAAGTAAATCTAGTATTACACTAACTTTATCTGGTGCAGATCAAACATTTATTTCTACAGTATTAAATGAGAATGTTATTAATGATACTGTAACGATATTTAGAGGATTACTAGATGATGATAATACTATATTTGCTGACCCTTTTTTACTTTATAAAGGAAACATAGAAAACTTTGAAATACAAGAACAACCAAAATCAAGCACATTAGCATTATCTATCGTATCTCATTGGGCAGATTTTAATAAAAAGAATGGTCGTAAAACAAACAATACATCACAACAAAGATTTTTTAGTACAGATGTTGGTATGGATTTTAGTTCTCAAACAGTACAAGATATTAAATGGGGTAGAGAGTAATGCAAGATATTATATCACTATATAGAAACTATCCTAAATATGATAATTTACATGATCTTGATTTACAACATCACATCAAACCAAGTATATTTTTAAACCAATATAAGAAACATTATCATAATGATAAATTAGTTGGCTTTACTAATTGGGCTTATTTATCTGATTATGCTTTTAATCATTTTAAACAAACAGCTAAAATAAATTACACCGAATGGAACTCAGGAACTAACTTAGTATTTGTAGAATTTATTGCTATTAAGAATGTTAGAAAAATTTTCAAATGGTGTATTGATATGGCTAATAAATTTAAAGGTATAAAAGATAATTTTACTTGGTTAAGAGTAGAAAATAATCAAATTAAAAGAATGATAGTTAAGGATATATAATGGGTGGAGTAGTATCATCAATAAGTAAAGGTTTAGGTAAAATAGCTGGTGGAGTAGGTAAAATAGCTAGTTTTATTGGTGGAATGAATCCTTTAGTATCTTTAGGTGTATCTTTATTTTTAAGTTGGGCGTTAAGACCTAAAACTCCTGAAATCCCAGATTTTGCAACAAATGAATTTGATGATTTTGAAAAAGGTATATTACTTAATAAACAAAGTAATGACTCTAATATTCCTGTAGTTTATGGAGAACGATTAGTTGGTGGAACTAGAGTATTTATGGAAACTTCAGGTTCAGATAATACTTATCTTTATATGGGTATAGTCATGGCAGAGGGAGAAATAAACTCAATAGAAGAAATAAGAATTGATGATAAAGTTGTTACATTTGCATCATCATTAACAGATGGAACAGAAGTAGAAGTTGATAGTGCAGATGAAAATTTTTATAAAGCTGATCCAACAGTAGATGATTCATCAGCAGAAAGTTTAATAAGATTAGAAGCACATTTTGGAACAGATAATCAATCTGCATCATCATTATTATCTACTTTAGATTCATGGGGTGGTAATCATAAATTATCTGGATTATGTTATTTAGCAATTAGGTTTAAATGGAATCAAGACGCATTTACAGGAATCCCAAAAGTACAAGCTAAAATAAAAGGTAAAAAAGTTAAAACATATAATGCAAGTTTAGTAGAACAATCTGCATCATATCAAACTAACCCAGCATGGTGTTTATTAGATTATTTAACTAATACAAGATATGGAAAAGGATTAGCAGTTAGTGAAATAGATTTACAATCTTTTTATGATGCTTCACAAGTTTGCGTCACACAAGTAACACCATATTCGGGTGGTAGTGATATAAATATTTTTGATTGTAATACTGCATTAGATACATCAAAACCTATTATAGATAATGTTAGAGAATTTTTAAAAGGTTGTAGAGGTTATCTTCCTTATAATGCTGGTAAATATAATTTAATTATTGAAACAACAGGAACAGCATCAATTACTTTAACAGAGGATAATATTATAGGTGGTTATTCATTATCTACTCCAACAAAGAATGACAGATACAATAGAGTTATCGTAGGCTTTGTTAATCCAGATCGTAATTTCCAAGTTGATGAAGTACAGTTTCCACCTTTAGATGAATCAGGATTAGCAGATGCTGACAAACATGAAAATATGAAAGCAGTAGATGGTGGTTTTTTATTAGAGGGTAGATTTAACTTCACAACAATAACTTCACAATATCAAGCAGAAGAAATGGCAGAGGTAATACTTAGAAGAAGTAGAGAAGCATTATCTTTAGGTATTAATGTTGATTTCAATGGTTATGATTTGGCTATAGGAGATATAGTTAATATTACACATAGTTCATTAGGTTTTTCTGCTAAACCATTTAGAGTTTTAGGAATTACTTTTAATACAGATTTAACAGTTGGATTATCACTTGTTGAATATCAGGCTAGTCATTATACTTGGGCTACAAAAACACAAGCTACAACAATTCCAACAACTAATTTACCAAATCCTTTTTCTGTTGAAGCACCCTCTATTTCTGCAACAGATGAATTACTAGAACTATTTGATGGTTCAGTAGTTTCTAAATTAATTGTTAATATTACAAGCACAGATAAATTCGTTAATGACTTTGAAGTACAGTATAAGGAATCTACATCATCAAGTTATAGATTATTGCGTAGGGGTTCAAATAAAATTGTTGAAAAATATCCTGTAAAAGAGGGAGTAACTTTTGATATAAGATGTAGAGCCATAAACTCTTTAGGAGTTACATCAGCATTTACTACTATTCAGCATGAAGTGGATTCAGCATTTGAACCACCACAAGATGTTCAAAACTATTCAATAGATGTAGTTGGAGATAAATTACATCATACATTTGACCCTGTACCAGATTTAGATTTGGATTTTTACGAAATAAGATATACATCAGATACTACAGAAACAGCTTATGCAAATACAGTTGTATTAGTTCCAAGAATAGGAAGACCAGCAACTTCTATTGTAACACCTTATGTTGCTAAAGGTAAATTTTTTATAAAAGCAGTAGATAAATTTGGAATCAGATCAACTAATTATGCAAGTCAATCTATAGCAACTCAAGTATTAGGAGAGCGAATTGAAACAGTACAAACATTAACAGAAAATCCAACTTTTACAGGAACTAAATCAAATGTAAGTGTTGTCGATAGTACATTACAATTAGACACAGCACTCTTTGATAGTATTAGTGGAGATTTTGATGATGCTTTAGGATTCTTTGATGGTGGTTCTGGTACTATAGTTTCATCAGGAACTTATGATTTTAATAATACTTTTGATTTTAATTCAATATTAAAATTTAATGTTCTTATAGATGCTTTAGTAGTTAATAATATTAATTTTGTAGATAACTTTGATTCTGCACAAGGATTGTTTGATAGTAGAGAGGGTTTATTTGATGGTGGGGAAAATGCCTCTATTGATACAAATGCAATTTTACAAATATCTACTTCTCAAAATGCAGTTGATTATACATCATATCAAGACTTTAAAGCTGGAGATTATGTTGCAAGAGCAGTTAAATTTAGATTAAAATTAACTTCAAGTAACACTCAAGAAAGCCCACAAGTTTCACAACTAGCACTTAAATTATCTTTACCTACTAGAATAGAAAAAGGCTCTAATGTATCTAGTGGAACTGATACTGCTGGAAAAACTATTACTTTTGGTTCAGAATATTATCAAACTCCATCACTAACTGTCATAGGGCAAGACATGGCCACAGGGGATTTCTTCACGATAAATTCTAAATCTACAAGTGCTTTCAATGTTGAATTTTTTAACAGTTCTGGTAGTACTATTGATAGAACTTTCGATTATCAAGCAATCGGAATTGGACAAAAACAATAATAATGATATAAGATTAATTTTATGGCACAAGCAGATTACATAATTTCTAACCAAACTTTTCCTAATACAAGGGCTGATATAAATTCACACTTACAAGCAATCGCAACAAACAACTCAGGAACATCAGCACCTACCACTCAATATGCTGGTCAGTTTTGGATAGACACAACTTCATCAACTTGGACTTTATACATACATGATGGTTCAGATGATATTCAATTTGCAACAATAGATACTTCAGCAAACACAGTTAATTTTACAGATTCAGCTTTAGATGTTGTAACAGATACAACACCACAACTTGGTGGAAATTTAGATTTAAACTCAAACGATATTACAGGCACAGGAAATATTAATATTACAGGAACGATTGAATCATCAGGAAATATTACAGGAACTTTAGCAACAGCATCACAACCAAACATTACATCGGTTGGAACATTAAGTTCATTAAATGTTGATGCTAGTGCAGGTACAGGTGTTATTGGAATTACTTTAGACAATGGAACTGTAACTACATCAAAAGATAGTGCTAGTTTTAGAAGTCAATTAAGTATGTACAATACTACTGGTCAAGTAGCTAAATTTGATACAGCTAATGATGATTTATTTTTAAGATTTGCTGATGATTTAGCATTTCAAAGTATGGCAGGTTCTGAGTATATGCGTATCGATTCATCTGGAAATTTATTGGTGGGAGGAACAGAAACAACACTTTATAATGATACTACTGGAACTCAATTATGTTATAGAAATGGTTCTAGTTTAGATATTAAAAGAGAAGGAACACCTTTAAATGTAAATAGAACTGTTAGTGATGGTGCTTTAGTTACATTTTTTAGCAGTGGAACAGAAGTTGGTAGTATTGGTACTGTTAGTGGCACTGTAAATTTTGGACAATCTGATACAGCATTAGTTTATGATAGTGGTAATGACCAAATTAGACCTTACTCTATTGGAAGTGGAACAAGAGATAATGCTATTGATTTAGGTAGTTCTAGTGGAAGATTCAAAGACCTATACTTAGGTGGTGGTCTATATGTTGGTGGCACAGCATCAGCAAACAAATTAGACGATTACGAAGAAGGAACTTTTATTCCAACTTTAACACCTTCAACTTCTGGTTCTTTAACAATAAATAATAGTGCTAATGAACTTAAATATACAAAAATAGGTAATACAGTTTTTGTTCAAGGAAGACTTGAAATAACAGGTAGTAGTTCTCCTGTAGGTTCTAATTTAAATCTTGGAAATATGCCTTTTACACCTGTTTCTTCAAGTGAAGGTTCTGGTTGGTTTGGTGGTATGTGTGCAATTAGTAATGATGGTTCTGCAACTTTTCAACCTTTTACTGTCTGGGCATTAACCACAACTGTAAAAATTACGACAACTATTGTTGCTTCTATGGGAAGCAATACAAGATTACATTTTAACTTTTTTTATGAAACAAGTTGATAACAACAAAGGAGACAAACTATGGCAATAACTAAAGAGACACAGATTGGTAAAATCGAAGTGGTCGGAAAATACAAATCAGTTCAAGTAAGAACAGATACTGTAGTTATGGAAGACAACGAAGAATTATCAAGAAAGTATCATAGACATGCTTTAATGCCAGATGCAGATATTACTAATGAACACTCAGAGGTTCAAGCAGTATGTAATGTAGTCTGGACACAAGAAGTCAAAGATGCTTATGCAACTTTTAAAGCTAGTCAAGAACAAGAGGTATAATAATGGCTATTGAATATAATTGGTCTTTTCCAAACTTTGAGACAAACTCAGAGAATGTAGTTAAGACAATACACTGGAGATATACAGCTACAGAAACAGTAGGAGAAGATACTCATACTGCATCTATGTATGGCTCTTGTGCTGGTTCAGATGGCATGGATTTTGATGCTATGACAAAAGAACATTGTATTAATTGTGTTTTGGAAAACCAAGAACAAACAGAAGAAGAAATGCAATCTAACTTATCTTCACAAATTGCTAAACAGAAAAACCCAGAAACAATATCAAAAACAAAGGAGTGGTAATGTCAGATATAACCATTGATGGTAAAGAATATAAAAAAGAACAAATGTCAGATGAGCAAGTTGCAATCGTAAATAAACTTGCAAACATACAACAATCTAAAAATAATCTTTTATCACAAGTTCAAGATTTAGAAATTTTAGCAGATGTTTATGTAGGTAAATTTAAAGATGCTAAACCTAAAGAAGAAGAAAAAAAAGAAGAAGCTAAATAACTGCCATGAATCTTTCACGACACTTCACACTTGAGGAGTTCGAAAAGAGCCAAACTGCTACAAGAAAAGGTATTAAGAATAAAGCTGGAAGTGGAGAGATCAAAAACTTAGGCGATCTTTGTTATGAAGTATTAGAGCCTGTAAGAGCAAAGTTTGATAAGCCTGTAACTATTACATCTGGTTATAGATCAGAAGAACTATGTGAGGCAATAGGCAGTAAAAAAACATCACAACACACCACAGGAAACGCTTGTGATTTTGAAATAGCTGGAGTGTCAAATCTTGAAGTAGCTTTGTGGATTGAAAACCATTGTGACTTTGACCAACTGATCTTAGAATATTACACAGGAGAAGCTAATAGTGGGTGGATTCATGTTTCATATAAAGATGGCTCAAATAGAAAACAAGTATTAACATTTGATGGAAAATCATATACTAATGGATTACCAGAAGCCAAATGGTCTGGTGGAAAATTAACTAACTAATAGGAGATAATTATGCCAATGGGAAAAGGAACTTATGGGTCTAAA